ACACCAGTGGGCGGTGGAGAAGGTGGTGATATGGGTGGTGAAGGAGACTTTGCTGGTTTGTCGGGTATTGCAAAAGATGTAATGTTAATCCGTAATGCGGTCAGCCAACTTCTTTCTTTTGAAAGAGAAGGTAAAGAGCAAGGTGACCGTGCTGAGCAAATACGATTCCTACAAGAACAAGATGCAAAAGAAGCTGCTTTAGAAACATCGCCAACACAAGTTAATGCTGAAGTTGAAACGACAGGTGGAGGTGAAAAGAAAGGTGGTAAAGGACTTTTAGGTTCACTCATGTCTCTTGTTCCCACTCTATTTGGTTTTCTTAAAACTGGCATATTAAAAGCATTTAAAACAATATTCAAACCATCCAAACTTCTTAAACTATTAGGCAAGGCTTTTCTTATAGGAACAATTATTGTTTCTCTATTCAAAGGAATAATGGCTGGTTTTGATAGATGGAAAGAAACAGGTTCAATATCAGAAGCCATTATTGCTGGTCTTGGTGCTATTGTTGATTTTATTACATTTGGATTATTAGGTGAAGAACAGGTCAGAAAAATATGGGATACTGTTGGAGACTTTTTAAAACCAATAAAAGATTGGATTGTAGATGCGTTTTATAATGTAAAAGATTGGATTGTTAATAATATAGGAATACCACAATTCTCTATTCCTATTCCAGAATGGATAAGATGGCTTGCAGGAAAAGCTGGTTATGACCTTGGTAATCCAACAATAGGCCCATATTATCCATTTAAAGAAAATCCAAAAAGCGCTGAAGATGAGTTTTCAAAAAGACCAGTTCCTGAACCACAAGAACTAAAAGAGGTTGAAAAACTTTCAGATAGAGATAAAGCTATTTCTGGTAATGTTGTTCCAAATCAAGCAGTTGGTATAAAAGACAAATCAAAAGAAGATACCAAACCAGAATCAAAAGGAATGGCTAAAAAAGTTTCAGCTACAGCCGAAGACATGACAAGTCCAGTAAAAGCTGAAAAAAGTCGTGATATGCAAAGCAAGTTAAGCAACTTCATGGGTGATAATATGGGTAAACTGTCGCCAGAAGGATTTGGTGGTGCAGCCAGTTTAGCAGAAACATTTTTTGGTGCAAAAGTTGATAGAGATGCTATGAATAAAGGTATACAATCAGATATGGGTAAGGCTGATGCTTTTATGAAAGGTGGTGGTTTAGAAGCAGCTTTTGGTCAAATGGGAGAAAGAAGTAAAGATGTTTCTGGTTCATTAGAAGGTGCTCAATCAGCAATATCAAATAAAATTAAAGCTGGTGGTGTTACACCTGAACCAGTTACACCATTTGGTGCAGCTACATCAGGAGAAGCTGTTATGAAAAGTTCTTCTGAGGTTGAAACAGGACAAAGAGCAGAAATGTCACAAGATTCTGGCAGTATGATTAATGCTCCACAAATAAAAAATCAATCACAAAATTCAAGTAAATCTCCACCACCATCTGAAGTATTGAACTTTGAATTTGCTAATCAATTAACTTGGACTTAAAGTAGATGGCTGAAACTTCACCTACACTTGAAAAGCAAAGAAAAGTAAGTTTAGATGTCTATTCGGTCATTAGCGAAAGTGTATCTGCTATAGCTAGAGATTTTATTGAATATGTTAAACTCAGAACAGGTTCGGACATATCTCCTTCACTAACCACACCAAGTGAATCTTTAACACCATCACCTCAAGTAGATGTAAAAGTAACAACAAAAGAAAAAAAAGAAAAGACAAAAAGTCTATTAGGTAAAATTCTTGAAATGTTTTCTCTTGGCAACATAACAAAAGTTCTAATGGGTTTAGCCATAGTTGGTGGTATTGTTGCTGTTATGTGGGATAACTTTAAAGAATCATTTACTTCATTTTTCTCAAATCTATGGGAAAACTTAAAAGAAGGATTTGATAATCTCACCCAATGGTTTGGTGATTTGTTTGATAAAGGTGGAGAGTTATTAAGTAACCTATGGAGTGGTGTTAGTGACTTCTTTCAACCAATTATTGATTCAATATCAAACTTAGTTACCGGAATAGCAAACTGGTTTGGCGGAAAATTTACAGAATTAAAATCTTGGATTACTGGTGTAGATTTAAAAGAAGAAAAACCCGTAAAACAAAAAGCAGAAACTCCTAAAGATAAAAAAGGTGAAGAGTTAGAGAAACAAGTTAAAAAAGAAATTAAAGAAAGAAAACAAGAACAGAAAAAACAGGAAGTTCAAAAAGCAAAAGAAGAAGCTAAAGAACCAACTCCTGTTCAAAAACCAGTAACAAAACCTACACCAGCGAAAAGTAAATTACCACCTGGTGTTGTAAGAGATGCTGACGGAACATATTATTATAAAGGCAAAGGATTTGCTTTTTCAAAAGAAGTTGAAGAAAAGTATTCAGAAAAAGAAAATGTTGAACTTTATATGAAATATGTTGATTTGATGGAACAAAGAGGTCAATTAGACCAATTGCCAGGTGATGATGCAAAATATAAACAACTTATAGAAAAACAAAAATCAGAATTTAAAGAAGAAGCATCAGCAACAAAACCATCACCAGATAAACCATCAAGTAAAGTAAGTGGTATGGAAGACACCAAGGCGATGATTAAAAGGCATGAGGGTGTTAGAAACGAACCTTATAAAGATTCGTTAGGACTCTGGACGGTGGGTGTGGGACATCTAATTGGTAATGGTAAGTCATTACCGCCTGAAATGAATAGAACATTTAGTAATGAAGAAGTTGAGGCGATGTTTGAAGAAGACTTTGCTCATCATAAAAAAATTGCTGAAGGCACACCTGGTTATTCTCAAGCAAATGAAGCCGGTAAAGGTGCATTTATTGACCTTGCATTTAATATGGGCAAATGGTGGCCAAAATGGCCAAATACAAAAAAGGCACTTGAAGCTGGTAACTTCACATTAGCGGCAGAAGGATTAAAAGATAGTAAATGGTTTAAGCAAGTAGGCAATCGTGGTGTTACAATTACAAATTTAGTTGCACAAGCTGGTGACGGTCAAGGTTCTTCAATAGCTACAGCATCAAACGATGTAGCGGTAAGTAAAAGAAGTATGATGAAATCAGGAGCACCAACAGTTATCAATGCACCATCAACAACAAATATGAATATTACAAACGATGAGATTGTTATACAGAAAAAAAGAGAAAATAGTGGCCAATTAATTGGAAGAATGACATAAAAAAATACCCGCCGAAGCGGGTATTCTCATTGAATCTAAATCTTAACTTTCAGCAAGATTTTTAAAATAGTCTAATTCCTCATCAGATTCAGCAATTGCTGAATCAACTTGATTTAATCCAGAACTAATATCATCATCAATCTCAGGCATAGAAGACCCTACAGCAACATCTTCAGCGCGAGTTTTTGCTACAACATCACCACCATCAAAACCTAATACTTTATCAAGTCTAGCTTTTAATTGTTCATATGATTTGAAATTTTTAGGTTGTAAGAATTCTTTTAAAGAATATTCTTGTTGCCATAATTTCTCAAGTCTCTCATCATCACCACCAAGAAGTGGTTCTTTATCAGCAAACTCAGATTTATCATAATTACGGTAACCTTCTACATTACGAATCTTAAGTTTAAAGTTTGCACCGTCCCATAAGTCAAATGGATTTACAGGTGTTTCGTCAGCAAACTCAGGATTCATTGCTTCAGTAATCTTATCAAAGATTTTTTTACCAAATTTATATAAACGAATTTGTCCTTCGTTTTCTGGATGAGATGGGTCAGAAACAACAAAGATGTTTGCAATATAATGTAAGCGTCTTTTTTGCTTACGAGCAATATCTTTATTTGCTTCAATACCGGAGTTCCATAATGTTGAATTATATTCTGAAACTGGATCTTTTTGTCCCAATGTGGTCAGAGAGTTTTCAATATACCAACCACCGGGTCCTTGAAAACCATGGTCAAAATATCGAACCCATGGAAGAGCATCGTCACCGTCAACAGCAGGAGCTGGTAAAAAACGAATAACGGCCATACCGTTACCTGCTTTATCAACTTCTGGTTTCCAGAATCGATTATCTTCTGAACTATTAGAGTTTTCGGATTGATTGGTTGAGGTTTCAATCGCCTTAGTTAGTTTTTCTAAGCTAGAACGATTGCGTTTGAGATTTGCAAAGCTTGTCATTGTATTTTCCTTGTATAAATTGTATGTTTATCTTATCCACAGTATTCATAATATAGATTTATTTATGCTTCTCTCCAATAATCTTTTTGAGTAGCATTTTATATCTTACTACATCTCTTGGTAGAAATGCGGCAAACTTTTGAACTTTTCTTTTAAACTCAGGCCAACGAATATTGTCTTGTATCTTATTATCCCATTCAGGCACAAAGTTTAAAATAGTGTTCAATAAACAAAAGGTTTCTATCGCAATATCATGTTGTAATGTCATTGTCAATAGTTTTGGATAGTCTCCATTTGTTTTAATCAGGTCATTTGGATTACTAATGTCTTCAAATAACCTTTTACAATCACTCTCAAAAAAATAAGAAAGGGATTGTAAAACTTTTTTGTGTTTTAAATATCTTTTGTTAGCTTCTTCTGTTAATAAATCACCAACCCATATAGAATCTTTTTCAATAAAATTATAGACAATAAAATGAAGCATATCATCTTTGTCTGTATGTTTTCTGGAAAGTTTGTAGAAGTGATATTTGTCTTTACGATTTTCAAACTGTTCAGGTGTGGTTTTTACTTTACCATTATATTTGAAAAAATCAAATTTATCACTGGTAAAATGAAGTCTAATTGCATTATATAATATGTAAGTGTCGTAACCTGTCATGTAATCATAAAATAAAAAAGGGAGTTTTTTAGAGGTCTCCCAAACTCTATAATAAATTTACCACCAGCCAGTTAATTTGCCGACTAGCTCTACCACGACAACAGCCACGGCAGCATTAAGCACTAAGTGCCAATCTAAACTAGGCATAATAGTTCCTCCTATTATAGTTTTGGGTTGTTATTTTTATGAGACAACAACGAAACTCATATTGGCAAGCGATTCCCCTTCTCCTTCAACATATTGTTGTCCATAGCATCCATCTCTAAGCGAGATTTTAGATTGGCGTTACAAAGTGTTGCCGCTACTTCCAATTCTAATCCTGTATCTTTACAATGAGCCACAATTGCTTCAATATAATTATAATCTGTTTTTGCTACGATTTCATGTATTTGCTTGGCAAATTCTGCCATTTCGTTTTTTGTTGGCATTATTTTTTACCTGTTGTTGGTTCAATTCTATGTGTATATGCGTATGCTACACAAACTGCATCAATCTCTGAAGCATAAGCACATCTAACAGAAAGTGGGTCGATACCTTTTGATATGGCATCTTCTACGTTTTTGGACATTAACTTTCTATCTTCAGTGAGATAATAATTATAAGAAAATATTCCTGATAATAAAATCACAGTAAAACAAATTACAGTTGTTATAAAAATAAAATTCGTTTGTTTATCCATCATATATCCTTTTTCACATAAAAAATATGTTTACCTATCATAGCAACTTTATTCATACCTTTTCGCCAATGCGGTCTTACATAATCAGCGTGATAAAATAAAGCGCCATTTGAGGGGTCATTCAATTTATCATAATTAGCATATACATGCACAGCTAATTTAATAGTTTTATTATACACGTCAACATGGTCTTTTGTCAAGCGTTTGAATGATTTTTTGCCTTGACAGTACCAAGAAAATTGACAAATATCTCTCACCTTTCTTTGTTTCACAACCGAACAAATATCATTAGGAAATTGTTCATTTTTTACTCGGTTTAATGTCACAAAAGCTACCGCTACTTGTCCACTTTTTGGTTCTTGTGCGGCTTCATGGAAAATATTTTCAGCCAAACACATTACTTGTTTCTGTGTGTTTGGTGTTAATTGGTCGTAAGTTACATTATAAAGGTAATTACTTGTTTGATATGCTTCAATTTGAACTGCTTTTTTACCAACTTGAAATATTAATATTGATGAAAATATTGCAAGTATAGTAGGAATAATAAAAATCAATACTCGTTGCATACATTCCCCTTTTAGTGAAAATGTTATATTATTTATATGCCTAAAACACCTAAAGCATACATCCACATGATTGGCATAGTGTAACTGGTGATTCTTTACTCATATTTTGTTTAAAACCACACTTAGAGCACGATTTATCAAACATTCTTTCGTTTGGCCAACCATTAACATAATCAAATGGATCCTTTTCTTTTTTCTTGCCAAAGATTCTTTCCCATCCATCTTCAAACTCTTTTGTATTCGATTTTGTTGATATCGAATCACCCGTGATATCATTTTTTGCAGCCATTATTGATACATTCCATATTCGTGTAATATAGTTACAATTCCAAGAATAACAGTCAAGGCAGCTAAAAACTTAATAATCATTGAAATGAAACCACTGCCCAAATATAAAACAACAGCTAAAGCAATAACCAACCAAACATCATTAATATCAGCTTGAGATAATTCTTTTGGTAATTGTTCAATGTATTCCTGAACCTTAGTTTCTTCTCTTAATATTGGCATAATTTATTTCCTCACAAAGTAGCATAATATTCATCAATAAAATAATTTAAACCTCGGACATAATCTTCTTTTTCTTTTACAAAGATTTGAGTATGTCCATTAGCAACCGCAATTGCAACAACTATTTGATTAATAGGCTTTCCTGTTCTTTCTTCAAACATTAAAGCATATGCAGAGCATTGCATAAAATAGTTTTCAATCCATTCTTCATTCTTTTCTTTACTTGCTGTTTTAAAATCAATCACCGATAGTTTATCATTCCATTCAGCAATACAATCAACACGACCAGCTAATTTTAAATCATCTGAATAAAGTGCTTGTTCTAAAGCATAAATTCTACCAATGTGTTTGTCTAAAACAGGTTTGATTTTATAAAATAATTCTTTTGCATCAGGCATAACCGAATTGAGTCTTATAGGTGATAATTCATTTTTTAAATACATCTCACATAAAGAATGTAATCTTGTTCCTCGACTTGACGCTTGAGTGGATATTTTATTTGCTTCTTCATCACCAACTCGTTCTCTCCATTCTAATATTGCTTTTTTATTATATTCGGAGAGAACGGTTGTGACTGATGGATAAGCATCACCATTTGGTGTAATATATCTACGACCATTTGGTGTAGTTTCCGAACTTAAGTCAAACTCAAGTTCTTTTATTTTTTCAAAAGAAAAACCCATTAAAAATTAATTGTATATCCTAAAATAATTTCATCAGAGTTTGCATCTCTATCTCTCTTAGCATAACCTAGAGAAACGGTGTTATCGTTTTCTAATTTATAACCAAGGTCTGCTTTATATGTCACATCATGTTGGCCAGATTCACCCCAAGCATTTCTAAATCGAACACCGGTTTTAACAGACCAATCATCATCTAAATTATATTTTACACCTGGTTCTAAACCCCAATATGTAAAATGATTACTCGATTCATATTTTTCACCAACACTCGCTCTTATATAAGTTGATAAATCATCGGTAAGTTTATATGATGGAATTGCGGCAACCTCAATTCGTTGATTGCTTGAAGCGCCGTTATTGTGTCGAATTCTTGTATAAAGTTCAGTGGCAAACGAATCATTCCAATGTTTACCAAATTTAATACTACCTTTATAAGCATCTACATCTTTTTTGTTATCTTCAAAAGCTGTACCAAATCCAATATAGTATCCTTTTTTATCAGACTTAGCTTCTGTTTCATGGCTGTCAGCATAGACAATAGTTGTCATTGTCAACAAAGCAAAATATACAATTTTTTTAATCATTTATTTCTCCAATGTTTTTCTACAATAGTTTCAGTTTTAGACCTTTTTAGGGTCTTGTTTTTTGCATAACGATCCGCAAGTGGACTACCTGGATTTTTTTCAGCAATCTTAGCCATAACCTCTTTAAAGGTATCGTCAGTTTTTGCTTCCATGTTGTCACCCACACCACCAACAATAGTAAATCCTGTTGGAACTTGTTCAATGTGTGGATTTTTTTTTAATAATTCTTCTTTTGCAGCTATAGAGATGAAATCTTCAAAAACTTCATTTGTTTCTGTATTTCTAAAGTGATAAACTGGCATAATCTTCCTCAAACCATTTAGGTACTTCTCGTCTTGTCCATTTTGCAATGTGTCTTTTTTTCTCGTTGTAATATTTATGGTATGATTCTAAGACATTTCCAGGTATCTTACATTCATCAGGCATAGCCGGTGTTGGAGGGTAGAAATTTCCATCCGATATATTTATAGGTGGCTTTTCTAAGGCCTTCAATAAACGGCTACAAGCATGCTGTTTGCCATATCGAAAAGTATATTCAAGAAGTAGGTTCTTCCACATTGCAAACAGCCACTTGTAGTTCTGTTGATTTGCTCTCACCCAAACTCCACTTGGATGGTTTACGTGAGAGGCTTTCATCAATTCATGTTCTCGCTCATCAGTCAACCGCCATCGTTTAATCTTACGACCATTAGCCGTTTTACCATAATACTCTGTGCCATCTAAAACACGATGAGCGGTTGACATCAACTGAGCATACTCAATACACATTTTTGTTGAATGTTTATCAAGGTGCATTTCTGCACATCTCTTAGGGTCTTTATCTAAGTAAAAAATATTCATTACTGAGCAATTACGGGGTCTTGTTGTGCATAAGGAATAACCTCAACATCAGGACTACCAGTCAAAGCTTGAATCTCAGCAATTTCATTTGCTTTTACATTTTTCACCGATTCTTCCAATTCTTTGAATCGTTTAGAACCTTGAAATTTAGCTTTAAGTTTTTCATTTTTCCAGACTTCTTGTAAAAGAATTTTATTAGCTTGGTCAGGTACATAGCGTAGTTTTACATATGCACGATAACCACCTTCACCAGAATGTATGAGAGACATATTAGTTCTTTGAACACCAATCATGTTTACTTGAGCAACAACTAATTTTGTTGTTCTATCAATTTCACGAACAACAGATGTGTCTAAATCACCAATTTCTGTTGCATAATCTTTCATCATAGCACTTGTGTGTGATGAGAAATTAGCAGCTAAATCTCGTTTAGCGGACAAGGTTGCTTTATCTAAAGCAAACTGCATATCTTTTGAGTATTCAGTAGCAACAGCATATAAATTACCATCTTCTTCTTCCAACTCAGCATTATACCACTCAGGATAGGATACTTCAATACCAGCTTCTGCTGTTTCCGAATCAGACTTGGTGTCTAACTCAAATCCTGTTGTGTATTTTACAGAGCCACAACCAGTTGCAAATAATGAAGCAACTAATAAGGCAATTAATTTTTTATTTTTCATAATGTATTTCCTCTTTTCATAATATAAACAAATTCATTCACAACTTTTCGCTTTTGAACGGGTATGGTTTTTATAAAATCTTCCATCTCAATTTTATTATACCGCGATTTAATATCATAGTGTCTATCATCAGATTCAATAAACAATACGGTCAAAAGTTCTTTTGATTGTAATTTGTTTTCAGGCAAATATGCAATCAATTTATTTTCTCTAGTTGATGGTAACATAAATTTACCCGGTGTTGAGGCAATTAATAAACCATCAATTAGATGATAAACTCCATCAACATAAAGAAAAGCCATAACTAAGCCTTGTTTATTTGATGAACCACTAATAATAACTTCATCACCTTCATGGAAGTTAAATTCTTTTTGGTGTAGTCTAAACTGAATTGGATTCTTAACTTTTTCCACATCAGCACGAATCACCGTGGTGCATTTTTTATAACCTAAAGCTTTCTTTGTTTGTGAACTTTCTTCAATAATACTTTTGATATAACCTTGTTGGTCTGATATAAAGTCTTTTTGAATATCACATTTTTCATTTTTGCAATTTTCAATAGTAACAACACTTACATCCTCACCTGATACCTGTAAGATAGCATTTTGTCTTGCTATATTCTGTGCCATAATACAAGCAGTTTCATCAGAAGTATCCGGTCCATAATTATATTCACCAACAGAAGTTACAACTTCAGCGTTAGCAAACATAGTTGTGAGTAACAAAGGTATTAATGTTTTTTTCATTAAGCGACCTGAAATTCTTTTTCTATAACATCTTTTTGCTGGACTGTTTGTTCAGCGTTTAGTTGTTCTAGTTTAGAAATTGATGCTTTCTTAAGCATATCACCAGGCGTATAATTAGTATTCATTATACCAACTCTACGCATATATTCTTTTACTTCATCAACATTTACAAGCTGATATGATATCACTTTTCGACCATCTTTAACGATGCGAATAACACCATTAGCCATTGTTTTAATATGCCACATATAAGTTGAAATACGATACATATAAATCTCGTTGCCAAGTAATGTATTAATTTCATCTCTTGTTACAGTATTTCCAGAAATCATTATAGTAAGTAATTTCTGAAAAGGTTTAAGTTTCACTTTTTTCATAATATATTTCCTCAAAGTTATATTTTGAAAGGCAAGTATAACACAACTTTACCGAAAAGTCAAGCATCATTGCCATATGTTTGCCTAAAAATTATTTTGTCCCGCCTGGAGGTATTAAGTCTGGAGTAATACAGTGCATTGCTACATAACCTGGATATAAATTATTAGCTGTAGCAATACCTTGCTCACAAGATTCAAATTCACCTACAATAATAGGTTCACCATTATATGCCATTACCATCCAAACATATACTATAAACGTTTTCATTATTATCTCCTCATCTTTGCCTGGTCTTCCATATCTTCTTTTTTGAATATAGGAACCGCATTTGATTTGTGTAACGTACCTATACCAATCATGCTATTACCGGTATAAACATTTCTTTCTGTTTTGGTTGTTGAACCACTATTTGTTGTTAAACTTGGATAGTTTGGAGTTTCACGATGCAAAACACCACTTACAACAGGATTAAAGTGTGTTTCAATTGGAACGAGTTTAATCTTTGGTGTTTGTTTAGATACACCTATACGCTTTTTAGATTTACGCATAGGTTTATAGGTGTTCTTGACATAAATTATCATAACAAAAATATTACCTAATCTTTAGTAAATTCATCTGGTGCATATTCATTCCAGATTATGTATTTTGGGTCAATCTCTTGTGCTATCTTTTCAAGCTTTTGAAATTGATTAATACCAGATTGCCATACGTTATGGTCATCTGAATATTCAAAAAACCAGTCTGCACTTTTAAGCAACTCAGTATATTCTGTATACAACTCTTTTACTTTACCCATATAAAACGCTCCTTTTCACTTTACATAAAAAGGATAACACAATTTAAGGCAATTGTCAAGCTTTTTTTAGATTTTACCAACCAAGTCTAAATGGGGGGTTAAAGTAACGTCTCCCTCTTTCCATTTAGCGGGACAGGCTTCATTTGGATGTTGTTCAACATATTGAGCAGCTTTTATCTTTCTAAGCAATTCTTCTGCACTTCGACCAATACGACCAGCGGTCATTTCAACAATCTGTATTTGACCTTTAGGATCAATTACAAATGTTGCTCGTTCAGCCAAACCTTCTGAATCAATATAAACACCAAGTTGTTTTGCTAAGTGTCCAGTTGGATCACCTAACATTGGATATTGTATTTTTCCGACTGTTGGAGAAGATTCGTGCCACGCCATATGTGTGTAATGGGTGTCTGTTGATATAGAATAAATTTCACAACCTATTTTTTTGAATTCTTCATAGTAGTCCGCTAAATCGCCAAGTTCTGTTGGACAAACAAAGGTGAAGTCAGCCGGATAAAAGAATAATACAGACCATTGGCCTTGTAATTTTTCTTCTGTGATTGTTTTCATTTCACCGTTATGGAATGCTTCACATTTAAACGGTTGTATATTATAGTAAATATAAGTCATAATTTTTCCATTATAAAAGTTTTATATCACTCCATTGACGAAGTTTCATATATTTTGATTGAGAACAGCTTTCAACGTGTTCTCTTTTAATAAAACCCTTGTCAATTAATATCTCTATCATACAGTAGATATC